GGTTTCGTTTAGTAACGTCTGAATCTTCGTATAATTTTTTAAAATTTGCTCCACCTTTATCTAATGCGTTTGAGGTCGAGCCCATCATACATTTACCTACAATTCTAGAACCTAATCTAAGAGTTGTTTTTGTAACTCGCCAGTTGTTTAATATATTATCAGGCCTTTCCCACTTACCACTCTCATCGTGCGCTAGAAGTTTTAATTTCTCCCCGTCGTACGAGTTGTCTCCCGTGTTTTTCCAGTCAATTGTGGTGTCGAGCCCTTCGAGCTCCTCCGGCCCTTGGCCTTGATCAAGCTTTTTTCTTGTGAGTTTTGATGCGGGTACTCTATACGCCAGTTCGGTTTTTGGTCGGTCCATTCCGTCTTGTATTGGTTTAAAGAAAAACGGATAATTGACGGATATCGGTACAACCTTATCTGTGAACATTTTTTTAGCATCGGCTCCAGATTTGGACAATATCCCAAACCGTGAATCGGAAGATATTGTTGCTTGATTAACCAACTCTCCTGACGCCATGAATGAAAAACCAGAGCGTCTGTTTTTGAGATAGCACATACCATAACATCTTTGATCGGCTCTGCATGCTTCCCAGAATATAAAAAATAATCTGTTTGATTCTCTAAATTCAGCGGCACCAACGTCAATTTTAGACCACTGCAAGTACATGTAATGAGAACCAGTAAGGTAAGTAGGCTTATTTTTATTAATGAACCAAAAACCTTCATCGCGTCTTTTAAACTCCTCATCAATGTAATCATAATATTTTTCTTTAAAATACTCTGGCTTTTGATTCCACTCAAATACACTTTTAATTTTGTCTAATTCTTTTGGGTAATCAATTTTACTCCAAGTATTTTTTTCAAACTCATAAGAGTTATTTTCTTTTGGTAAAGCTATTTTTAAATTTTGTATATTGTATACTTCACCTATTTGACCAGTCTTACTAATAACTATAACATCACTATCTTTGTCATAACCGTACTTCCACTGTTTGTGTCTGTTTTTTTTAGTAATAACTTTCTTGCTTATATAATCAGGCAGTACTTCATAAAGTGTTTGCGTGTAACTCATTTAGATCTACCTTCTGCAAAGCCCTTAAATGATTTAGCTTTTGTTTCTTGCCTGTCTCCTTCAAGCATTGCTTTTTCTTCCTCGATACGAGTAAGTATTTCAAACGCGTCAAAGATAGCTAGTTTTTTAGTAGCAGCAGCGTTCTTAAGTCTATCAGCTGCAAGATCATCATTTGATTCTACAATAGCTTCTTCTGCAACTTTAATAAGTTCTTCAACTGCTTTCTGCCCAGCTCGGATTATACTCCTCTTCGTCTCCTTTACGTTCATACCTTAAAACTATATCATTTGATTTCATACAATATAAGCGCTCTTTATTTATTAAAAAATCAAACTCACTGTTTGGTTTGAAACCAACAAGGTCTCCCTGGTTTATTCCTAGCGCTTCTAACGAACTATTACCTATTTTTAGTATACCTACAAGGCTTTGTTCTTTTTCGTTATCTAAAACGTTTTTACTTTTAATTGGCTTTACAAAACATCTATCACCAAAAGGATTAAATCCATTTTTGTTTTTATATAAATATACTTGATCTATAGAAACAAAATAAAGATCATCAACAAAAAAAGCTCTACCGTTTTTTTGTTTACCCTTCATATCATACCATCTTCTAAAAACGTTATGATGTACTAATATTATATCACCAACATTTACAGGTGTTTCCAACATTAAAGGTGTAGATATAACTTCAGCATAGTTATTTACAAACTTAAAGCTTTCTACATTGTTGTTTAATATTAGTTTAGTATCATCTATGTTTATAGTATTGTCATAAGTTTCACCTAATGGTTTTACTATAAAGTCATATAAGCTTTTCATTAATACTTCAAATCGTACTCAACAGATATAGCCATATTAGAATTAAACTTTTTCCATGGCATTACCTCGTCGTTTTTTTTAATGTAAATATTATAAGAGTTATCTAGCTCATCAAACAAAATACTATTAATATTATGACCGCCGTATACCTCTTGACCTAAAGAATAATGCATAGCATCATTTTTATAATCAGAACCAATGCTGATTTTTCTTATAACGTTATTCATCTTCTTTTTTAATTTCAGTATACGTACCATCTTCTAAGTTAATATTAATAGTACCGTACTTTTCTTCTAGACTTTTTTTAGTTTCTTCTATACCTTCATTTACGTTTTTAATACGATGTAGCAAACTATGTTTCTGAGTTTCTAAACCTCCAATTTGAAGTAATATATCATTTAATTGTTTTTGCTGATCAACAATAGTTTTTAATTCTTGATCATCAATTTTATTAACTTTATGCATTTGATTTAATTTTATTCTTGTTTACTTTTTTTTGATTTTTCCCAAGTACGACCTACAAAATAAGCGCCGTATACTGTAATTAATAGTGACTGAAATATTGGGATATATTCTTCAGCTACTTTAAACCCACCAATGTTACCATCGAAAAATGCTAATGCCGTAAATATAACAGTAAGATATATTAACACTAGCGGGCGTATATTCTTTGATAAAAATGAATCTGATTGCATATCAAGTTTCCAGCGTTCAGTAATTTGAGTCTGCGCATCTTGATCTGCTTTTTCTAGTAACTCTTGAATCTTTTGTTTAGCAGCTAATCTTTCTTCATCTGTAGTTGTAAGTTTGTCAATTACATTACCTACGTCTTTAATTAAACCACCTGATAAAAGACTTAAAAGTTTTTTCATTTTACATATTTGCAGCTAGGTAGTCTTGAGCTTTCTTTTTTCTTTCAGCTAACTTTTCATATTTTTTTCTACCAGCAGAAATTTGTTCTTCTGAAAAAGTTCTACCAACGCCTGGCACGCTAGTTCCTTTACCAATATATGCTGAGCTTGGGAAAGCCTCAACTCCACCAGAACCTGATTTAACTTGCGTGTAACCTGAAGATGTTGTTGTAAACTTAGGAAAATCTGGTACTGTTAACGCCGCGTCTCTTTTATACATATCAGACAAACTAGCAGTAGCTTCACCAAGTTCTATACCTTCTGTCATTGATTTTCCTTTACCAGATCTTTCATCTTTATCGTGGTTGTCATGCATAGGAGAATCTTTATGGCCCATTTTATATGGAGACATTTCCATAGCTGAAGCTTTACTATCGATAGGCATATCTTTTAGTAAGTTTTTCTTTTCTTGAGCTGCAGACTCTTGATGTGCTACAGATCCTTCCATCATTAAACCTGATGCTTTTCCTTTATGGTCTTTCATTTGCATACATGAAGAACCTTTCTTTTTCATTGGACTATTATACGGCATTTTTTATGTTTTTAGTTTATTATTTAAATCAAACTTATATCTAGTAAGATGTACTGTTTTTTTTAAATCACCAGTAAACTTACATATTAAGTTATTTTTATCTTTTAGTTTGTATTTTACTTTTACTGAATAACCATTTTCAGGGTTAAACAAATGTGTTGTAAAAGTTTTTTTTGTTTTTTTTAATATTTTTTCTTTTATAACATGCTCATTAAATGGATTATAGTTTACTACTTCAGCAACACCATATTCTCCAGTATAAATCATTGTTATATACTTAGATGTTTTACTTTCCCACCAACCACTAAAATCGTCTTGGCTAAAAGATGTAAATGTAATTAAATTAAATAATAGTGCTAAAAATAAATTTTTCATAATATTAGATTAAATTGTTATACTAATATTATCACTTGTTTTATTTATTTTTTAGATTTTCTATAAGCTTCTGCTTCCCAGGGTAAATGGCTAGCTCCTTCTCTTATACTTGATCTTGGTATTATTTTACCTTTCCAGTATACATTTTTATCGTCATAATCAAGATCACCTCGTTTCATTTGATCAATGTGTACACGCTCATGCGATATGACTTCATGCATTTTAGCAGGTGATACATCTTGGTTTATAATTATAGTACCATTGTTATTAGCTTTACCTAAAACACCATCTTCCATATCAACATGATATATTGGAGTATTATCTAAATTATATGGAGGTTTTATTTTAAAAGCCATTAGTATCTATATGGAAATTTTTTATTAAACCATTCTTTACGAGCAGAACAGCCGCAGGGGATATTTAAACCCTCTGCGACTTTGTCTACTACATTTTTAATACCAGTAGCTTTAGTAAACTTTTCTATATCGTCTCCTAAGCCTTTTGGTTTCATGTTATTTACGATATTTCAAAATCTTTCCAGTATACTTTTAACGCTGGATCATAACCAGCTTGTGAATCTAAAGTATCTTGTGGTAAAATAACTCCGGCTTTTACGCCACCTGGATTAGCTGTTATAGCTCTTATAACTGCTTTTTTCATTAACGCAAGATAACCAGTACCTGATGAAGGGTTAACTGGAGTAACCGCGGCAGCATCTGTAGAAGCTGTTACATACACCTTTTTGCCACCTACTAATTCTAAAATAACTTGATATACTGGCTGTGGATTTGGACCACCAGCTTCAGCTTTTACAGTTAAAATATTATCTGCGTTTACCAAATTATCTCCGTCTCGTTCTGGAGCTGGAGCTCCTGGGCCTAATGCAAACGCATTTGTCACTTTAAAGTTTATAAATTTTGCCATTGTGTTCGTGTTTTTATTTGTGTTTGTGTTTGTGCTTGTGTTTGTGTTTTGGCTGAGTTTTGTACAGTTCTCTACTGTTATTTATAACAATGAGCTTTAGCAGGCGAACCATGGTGTTTTTTATCATACTTCATATCTCCTGCTAGTTTTGAAATATGCTTTTCATCATCTGTCATTTGCTTGTCGCTGCCACCATGTTTAGCATCGTATTTAATATCACGCTTCAAATAATCAATGTGAGCAGCGTCATCTTTCACAGATGATACATAGTTTTTTCTTGTTACTGGGGTACGTGAATGTCTAGCGTTACCAGTGTATTCTCCAAAGTGTCCTTTTTCCATAATTACCATTTTACTTTGTCAGCCCAGTAAGCGGCAGACATTTTACCTTTTTTAATATTCTTTGCGTGGCGAGCTTTAAAACTAGCTCTACGTGCTTTTGATTTTTTATCCTGCTTTTTACCTGCAGTAGTTACACCTTGCTGACCAAATCTAATTATCTTTTCTTTACCACCTTCACAAGCTTTTACTACATGTGATTTAGTTTTATGCCCTGGTGTTTTTCTAGGCTTATTACATTTAAGTTTACTTTTATCTAATTTAGCAGCCATAGTATTACTCGTTAAAATTTAGACCAGCAAATGTATGAACACCATTACCTTCTACAGTAATTTCTTTACTTTCCCAACCATCAGGATATACTATAGATCCATTACCATTTTCATCAAATTCTGTTATTTGACTAGCTTTCCAAAGTACATCTATAGAGTATTTATCAGATTTAACTCCTTCAGTTTCTACTTCACCTTCTTCATTATATGTAGGTTCAGTAGTCCATAAGTAACCAAGATCAACTACACTATGATGATGAGAAGGTTGTTTATTTCCATTTTCATCTTCAACAGAAGGTAAAGCATCAATAGCACTTTGGCCTTGACTTTGATTATCAAATTCGTATTTCTTAAATATATATTTCATAATTAACTAGTTAATTCTTGAAGCTCTGAGTCTGTAAGAGCTTCTGTAAATACTCGTACGTTTCTTACTTTTCCGTAGAAATCATTACCACCTGTACCACCATCAAAATTTAATTCAGTTAAATCAATAGGCATATTACCACTTAAATCTGAAGCAACTTCATTACCATTTAAAAAAATACTCATATCATTCAACTTATATTTAATGGCTATTTTATTAAACTGTATTGTGTCGCTTGTGGTATATTCTAAAATTTGACTTATATTATTTGAAGATATAAACGCTTTAATATTATTGCTTATTTCATCAAACTCTAAAGATACTCTATTTGAAATCGTACCATCACACAAAGTAATCCTTCTTGAGGTACCATCGTTAGCCAAAGCTGCAATCTCCGCATACAATACTCCTTCTTCTGGATTAAAGTCTTGTGCAGAGCCACTATTATTGCATACGTCTGCATTACGAGTAGAAGCCGCACCTGTGGTGTTAATTAGACTTGTGCTATAATCTCCTTGCTCTAACTGACCACCCCATATTAATATATCAACTTCTTGTTGAATATCTCCCCTTGCTACTAAACCAAAATTTCTTGTGTTTGTACTATTTGATGTAAACGTATATTCTACTCTTTGCCATTCAGAGTTTGCAGTAATCTGTTGCCCAAAAGAGCTGTTATTAAAAAATAATAAATCTTGCTCAGAAGAAGTGTTACTTTTAACATAAAAGCTAATTGTATATTGACTACTGCCATCTAAAGCTAATTGTTCGTAAATAGCTGAATAATCCGAAGTAGAATTACCTACACAATCCATTTGTATTCTTGAAGCATTTTGACTTCCACTTGGGCTTATATTGCTGTTTAATGTCAGTGTGGGTGCTGAAGCACTACCAAATCCATTTTTTACCCAATCACTTTGGCTAAAATCTTCGCTATACGGAAACAAGTTAGTCCTACTCGGCTCTAAGAGTAGATGCCCTTTAATGTCATTAGTAAAGTCTATTCTTGGTGTGTCTGTTTGTATTTCTTGTACTGATACACTATCAACATAAAACTGTGATACTTCCGATAAACTTCTTAACCAAATATAATTGCTACCTGTGCTTATTGCATCTATTTCTGCACTTAAAGTAAGCCAAGAACCTGTCGTAGAAGTAGAAACAAAATCTCCTGATATAAAACTGTCTGAGCTGTCCATTCTAAAACTACCACTCACAAGAAAAACATTAACAGTAACTTTATATTTCTTGCCATTAACATAATTAAAAGGTTGTCTAATTCTTGAGCTTGTAGAAGTGTTT